AACACAGTCATTTTCCTTCATTTTAGAACCAACGAGATAATATGCCCTTTACACAGTTTACAAGTTTAGACTTTGCAGAAATCAAAGCACAAATAAAAGATTTTCTTCGTTCAAATTCAAATTTCACTGACTTTGATTTTGAGGGTTCTAACTTCTCAGTTATACTTGATACTTTAGCGTATAATACTTATATCAATTCATTTAACGCAAATTTAGTTGCAAATGAATCATTTTTGGACTCTGCGACTATAAGAGAGAATGTAATATCTTTAGCAAGAAATATTGGTTATGTACCCCGTTCAAAAACCGCTGCAACAGCACAAATAAGAATTTCAGATATAAATGTAGGTCCTACAAACGATAGCACTACAAAGTTTTTAACACTCCAATCAGGATTAATATGTGTTGGTGCTTCAGAAAACACAACATATCGTTTTTCACTACCAGATAATATTACATCAACTAGAGTTAGAGATGTAGGTGGCACATCATTTGCTCAATTTGATGAACCAATAACAATATATGAAGGTACATCACTTCAAAGAGTTTACCGAGTAGATACATCAATAGATCAGAGATTTATAATTGATAGTCCAAACATTGATAGTTCTACAATAAGAGTATTTGTATCAGGACCATCTGACGTTACAATTGGAAGAAAATATAGTATGGTTGATAATATTTTGAATATTGATAAAAATTCAGAGATATTCCTTTCACAGGAAGTTCAAGATGAAAAATATGAAATATTATTTGGTGATGGATTATTCGGACGTAAATTAGAACATGCTTCAACAATTACTGCCAAATATATTGTGACAGAGGGCGAAACTGGTAACGGAGCATCTAATTTTAGTTTTCAAGGAACATTTGTAAAAAGTGATGGAACAATATTTACACCCTCTGATAGTGTCGTAGTAAACACTGTTTCAAACGCTTCTAATGGTGCTGAAGTTGAAGATATATCATCTATTAAGTATTTTGCTCCAAGACTATATTCAGCACAATATAGAGCAGTTACACCAAGAGATTATGAAGCAATAATTGGTACAATTTTTCCCCAAACAGAATCTGTGGCAGTCGTAGGTGGAGAGGAATTAGATCCACCTCAATTTGGTAAAGTTCAAATAAGCATTAAACCAAAAAATGGTACTTTTGTATCAGACTTTGACAAATCTCAAATAAAAAATAAATTAAAGAATTACGCTATTGCTGGTATTAATTCTGAAATAGTTGACTTAAAAATACTATATGTGGAAGTTGATACGACTGCATATTATAATCCATCACAAATTGCATCAGCAACAACATTAAGAACTTCTATTATATCATCATTAAATTCTTATGCTAAAAATGTAGAATTGAATAAGTTTGGTGGTAGATTCAAATATAGTAAAGTTAATAGCTTAATTGACCGTGTAGATAATGGAATTACATCAAACATTACTAAAATTATAATAAGAAGAGACCTAAAAGCATTATTAAATCAATTTGCACAATATGAATTATGTTATGGTAATAAATTTAATATAAATCCTGCAGGATACAATATCAAGAGCACAGGATTTACAATTAATGGTTTTAATGACACTGCTTATATTACTGATGTTCCAAACAAAAACACAGTAGGATCTCTAGATGGTAGCAATATGGGTACTCTCAGTATCGTAACGAAAAATAACAAGGGTGAACAAAGAGTTATTGTTAAAGATGCTGGAGTTGTTGATTACAAAAAAGGAGAGGTAATTCTAAACACTATTAATATAACGTCAACTGTGAATCAAAATAACATAATTGAGGTTCAGGCATTTCCTGAGTCAAATGATGTTGTAGGTTTGAAAGATTTATATCTTGATTTTGACGTATCGAAAAGCACAATAAATACTATTAAGGATGTAATTGCTTCAGGTGAAGATGTTTCAGGAGTTGTATTTACTAGAGATTATTACACATCAAGTTACTCTAATGGAGATTTAGAGAGGAAATAATTTATGTCTCAGATTGACAAAAGAATAAAAGTCAATACTATTATTGAAAATCAATTGCCCGAATTTGTGGTAACTGATTTTCCAAATGCTACTGAATTTTTAAAACAATATTACATATCTCAAGAATTTCAAGGTGGTACTCAAGATTTAATTACAAATTTTGATCAATATTTAAAAGTTGAAAACTTAGTTCCCGAAGTAGTTGTAGGTGTTACAACGATTTCTGCAGGAATATCAACAACCGATACCACTATAACAGTTCCTAGTACTAAAGGTTTTCCATCTGAATATGGTTTACTTAAGATAGATGATGAAATAATTTCATATACAGGTATAACTTCAACAACTTTTACAGGATGTATTCGTGGTTTTAGTGGTATTACTGGATATAATGTTGGTGTTTCTTCTTCATTACTTGAAATAAATCGTGAGAGTTTAAAGTTTGACGAGACAACAGCAACATCTCATACATCAGGTTCATCTTTAACAAATTTATCAGTATTATTTCTTCAAGAATTTTTTAAAAAGTTTAAGAAAACTTTTTTACCTGGATTAGAAAACAATAATTTTGCAGATGATTTAGACGTAGGTAATTTTGCAAAGTTTGCTCGTTCATTTTATCAATCAAAAGGAATTGAAGAATCAATAAGAATTTTATTTAAAGTATTATATGGAGTTGAAGCAAGGGTTCTTGACTTAGAAGGCAATCTAATAAAACCATCTGATGCTGAATTTATACGTCGTGAAGTTATTGTAGCAGATTTAATTACTCCAACTGGTGAACCACAGAACTTAACAGGACAAACAATATTTAAATCTACTGATACTTCTACAAACGCATCCGTATCAGAAGTTGAAATAATTAAAAGAGATGGAAAAAATTATTTTAAACTTGCTTTATTTGTTGGATTTAGTGACCGTGACCTGATTGAAGGTGTATTTACTGTTCCTGGTAATACAAAAATACTAGATCAAGTATCTGTTGGTTCATCAATTATACATGTTGACTCGACTGTTGGTTTTGGAACTACTGGAACTCTTACTAGTGGTGTTAATTCAAATATTAATTATACTTCAAAATCAATAAATCAATTTTTTGGATGCAGTGGAATAGGTGTGGGATTAGGTACTGCAAATGATATTAGAGCAAATGAAACTATTTTTGGATATGAAAATGGTGATTTATCAAAGAGAATTGATTTAAGAATTACTGGTGTATTATCTGAGTTAGTTCCAATAACTGATATTAGTTTAATTAATGAAGGAGAAAATTTCTTTGTTAAAAATATTGGTGAAAAAATTGAAAATGATAATGAAAATTATAAACAAATATTTGCTAACTCTTGGATTTACAATACAAGTTCAAGATTTCAGGTAGACATACCAGTTGGTAGTTCAACTTTTACTTTAAGAACTCCGATTGATAAATCATCTCTTAAAATAGGTGATAGATTTGATATTTTAAAAAGAAATGAGCAGGTTGTTGCTGGAAGTGGTCAGGTTGCAAGTATTAATATAGGATTGAATCAGATAACAGTATCAAATATTGCAGGATTTACTCAAGACGCAAATCAATTATATGATATTCGTAGAAAGGTAGAAAAAGCATCAAGTACAGGTGTAAATATTGTTCAGGGAAATGACCAAATTATTGCAGATACATTAAATGTGTATACTGATGGTAACACTGATGGATATGTTGCTTCAAACTCTTTACCAAGTTATGACATTACCACTAATATAGTAGAAGAAACTCTTGTAGGAGGCACTGCTTCTGGATTAGATGGATTTAACCCATTAAATGATAGGTATAGTTTTATTAATTTTAATATTAGTAGAAATATTAAATTTATACAGGGTGATGCAGTTACTTATCTACCAGAGGGAGATGGATTAATAGGATTGGATACAGGTAGAACCTATTTTATTGATCCTGTAATACCAAATGATCCAAGTCAAGATATTACAAAGATAAGAATATTTAATTCTACAGCACAAATTGGATCTGCGAGCACTGTTCAAGTAGGACCTACGACATCAACAACTGATGTTCATCGATTTGTGTTAGAAAAACATAAAAGTAGAGTATTAGAAGCAGATAAGATATTAAGAAAAATTCCTCTTTCTCAGAATTTATTTGTTAGTTCAAATCAAGACATACCCACAAATGATATTGGTATATTGATAAATGGTGTTCAAATTCGTTCACCTATTTCAGATAATCAAATATACTACGGACCATTAGAATCAATTGATCTATTGAATGGAGGAAGTGGGTATGATGTATTAAATCCTCCAATAGTTGGTATTGAAACAAGTAGTGGAGTTGGTGCATCCGTTGAACCAATTCTTCAAGGAACTGTTAAAGAGGTATTTGTAGATCCACAAGAGTTTGATATTGAATCGATTCAAAGTATTTCACTTACTGGTGGTAATGGAAGTGGATGTTTACTACAACCAATATTAGGTGATAGAAATAGAGAATTACAATTTGATAGTAGAGATGTATTTTTTAATGGTGGTGTAGACATTGTAAATGAAACAATCACATTTAAAACTGAACATAATTTAGATAATGGTCAAATTGTATATTATGGTTCAAACGGTAATTCACCTATTGGTATAGGTACTGCTTATGACCCTGCAAATATTGTCGCAACAACATTATCAGATGGTTCTCCATATTTTGTAAGATCAGTAAATCCAACAACTGTTAGAATATTTAATAGTAGAAATGATGCATTATTTGGCACTGCAGGTATAAACACTGTAGGATTATCAACTGATACATCAGCAAGTGGTATTCATAAATTTAGAACTGAAAATAGAAAGACTTTAGTTGCAGTCAAAGTGTTAGAAGAAGGTTCAGGATACACACATCGTAAATTAAGAGTAAAACCAACAGGTATATCTACATCATTAAATGTGGTTACATTTAAAAATCACGGATTTGAAAGTGGTGAAATTGTTGAATACTCTGCAGAAACAACAGCAATACAAGGTTTAAGTACAACATCTTCATATTATATAAACAAGTTAACAAATAATACATTCCAATTAGCTGATGCTGGTGTGGGTGGAACTTCAACAGTTGATTATGATAGAGGAAAATATGTCGATTTCACATCTTCAGGTGAAGGTTTTCAAATATTTAATTATCCTCAAATAAAAGTAAATGTTGATGTATCTTATGGTTCAACAATTACAGGTAAAATTGTAATTACCCCTGTAGTAACAGGAGAACTAATAGGTGGATATCTTTATGAAGAAGGTACAAATTACGGTTCTACAATTCTTGATAAAGAAGTTATACCTAAAGTTACTATTGAAAATGGAAAATTTGCAGAATTTAAACCTATTATTGTAAATGGTAGAATTACTGATGTTGCTGTTGTAAACAGAGGTAGAGAGTATAATTCATCACCTGAACTTAAAGTAATATCTACAGGCACTGGAGCAGGTGCTGTTGTACGTCCAGTCATTGAAAATGGTCAAGTAATCGATGCAATCGTTACTAATACAGGTATCGGATATAGTAGTGTTTCAACAGAGGTTAGAGGATTCTCTAGGGGTTCTAATGGAGCATATGCTGCTAGAGTAAGAAGTCTAACATTGAATAATACACATAGATTTGGTGATTCATTCTTATCATCAAAAGAGAATTCTCTGAGATTCAGTATATTAGGTTATTCACAAGATATTGCAAATAATTTTGAGAACACATTCAATGTTACATCAAGTGGTGAATTTAGTAATATAATTGGACACTCACCAATAGTTGGATGGGCATATGATGGTAATCCAATATATGGACCTTTTGGATATTCAGATCCTGCTAATATTAACTCTGATTTGAAAATAATTACACCATCTTACATAACTGACATTAACAGAGTAACAAATCGTCCACCAGGATATTCGGCAGGATTCTTTGTTGAAGACCATGTATATAATGGTACAGGTGATTTAGATATTCATAATGGAAGATTTGGAAAAACACCAGAATTTCCAAATGGTGTATACGCATATTTCTCAACTGTTGGATTAGGTACTGGTACAAACAAATTAGAAGGTATATATCCTTATTTTATAGGTAATACTTATCGTTCACCATTTATTGCAGAGAATCAATTACTAGACCAAGATTTTGATTTTAATAATTCTGGTTTAAGAAGAAATACATTACCTTATAATGTAGATGAAAGTTTTGCTGGAAATGATTTTGTAATAGAATCATATGAAGGTATTAGGCAGATTTCTAAAATAGAAGCTGTTACTGAGGGTGGTGTAGATGCAGTAAATATACTTAATGGAGGTGATGGTTATAAAGTCGGTGACTTGACAGAATTTGATGATGCAGGTACAAATGGTTCAGGATTCCGTGCTGAAGTTAATGAAATAGTCGGTATCGGTATTTCCAGTATTAATACTGTTTTAACAAGTTTTGAAAATGCAGTATTTGAATGGAAGAGTGGAAACGAAGTTGTAGCAAATTACTTACCATTTATTGAATTAAATGATAAAGATTCAGTTTCTATATCAGGATTAAGTAGTTCAATAGTAAATCTAACTGATTCATTTAACGTTGGTGTAAAGACTGATAGAATTGGTCTTGCAAAGAGTATGACTGTCGGTTCTGTTGGTGGTTTAATTCAAGATATTTTCGTTACTAGTATACCAAATTCAGTCGCTATCGGTGGATCATTAAGAGTTGGTTCAGGTAATGTAAGCAATGTAAGCGATATTGAAACTTTACAGGTGCTAAATGTTTACCCTCTCAGAAAAGTTATTAGAGTTCTAAGACATACAGGTATCGCTCATACTTTAGGGTCAAATATTGATGTTTTAAATAATCAAATTAGCATTCCAGTACAAACTAAAAAATTTGAATCAGAAGTAAATGATATTATCTACTTTAATTCACCTCAATCAGTTGGTGTTGGAACTACTTCTGGTGGAGCGACTAGTGTTGATAGAGTTGTAGGAGAGATTGTAGAGAGGACATCCATACCCACTAGAACTATTCATATACCAAATCATCCATTTAAAACAGGTCAAGAACTTACATTACATAAAAGAGTTGGTGCAAATCGTTTTGATGTAGGTCGTACACCTTTAGTCACTGAATTTAAACTTCCATTTCTTGGTGCTAATGCAACCACAGTATATGTAATTGATAAAGGTGAGGATAATATTGGTTTAGTTACTACTAGAGTTGGAATTGGTAGTACAAGTGAGGGATTATTCTTCTATAGTAATGGTTCACAATCAGGAATTTCTTCAGGATTATATAATTTCCAAACATCAAAACAACAAGTAACTGGTAATATTGACAAAATTGTAACTACAGTATCAACAAATGTTGCAGCAGCAAATACCACAACTCATAATTTGGTTGAAGGTGATACCATCAAACTTAATGTGGTTCCTAATTTAAATGTTGGTCTTGGCAATACATCACCTATATCTGTTAATTATAACGAAGCATTTGAAAAGTTAATTATAAATCCAATATTGTTTAATGCTGCTGATGTTGAAACAAATCAAATTGATATAGTTGATCATGGTTTTGAAACTGGTGATAAAATATTTTATGATGGTGGAGCAACTGGATTGAGCACAGGTACTTATTTTGTAAACAAAGTAAGTAGCAGAAGATTTCAACTTTCCGAGACAATCGATGATAGTAGAGCAAATCCAGTAAGAATTGTAAGTATAACTGCAAATACTGGTGGTGATAATCAATCAATAGGATTAATAAATCCAAGAATTGATGTTGTTAAAAATTCAAAATTAAATTTTGGATTAACAAGTAGCACATTATTAAATTTTGATTTCAAGTTGTTCTATGATAGAGAACTTACAAACGAATATTTAAGTTCACAAGATTCACCCACATTTAATGTAGGCACTGGAGGAACTATCGGTATAGGAACTAATAACACCGATCCAATAGGTGCTGCATTGACAGTACAATACTCTACATCTTCGCCTGGTAGATTATACTATGGACTAACAAAAGGTGGGTTCATAAGCACAGCAGATACTGAAGTTTCTAATTATTCTGAGATTCGATTTATTGATAGTAAGTATAATGGTGAATATAAAATATCAAATGTCACCGCTGATACTTTTGATATTTCACCTAAAATTCCTGAATTTTTAAGTTATACATCTAGTCAATGTGAAAAATTAGAATATTCTACAAAGTCAACAGAGGTTCATGGTGCGATCAAAAATTTAAATATTATATCGCCAGGATTTAGTTATAAGAAACTACCACAATTCAAATCAGTTAAGAGTACAAATGGAACTGATGCAAACATCATTGCATCCTCAAGAGACATAGGAAGAATCAAAAAAATAAGAATTGTTGATATTGGTTATGAGTATTCTTCAGATAAAACTCTAAGTCCAGAAGCATTTATATCACCTGTTGTAAATATTGATAATCTTGATATTATAGACTCAGTTAATATTGTCAGTGGTGGTGCTGATTATATGAGCACACCTAATTTGATTGTATTCAATCCTGTTACAAATACAGTTGTAGATACTCTTTCATTACAGGCAGTCACACCTAACCAAACAATATCTAAAGTTGATGTTTTATCAGCTGTTACAGGATTAGATTCAGTTGTACATAAAATAATTTCAATCAATAACTCAAATGGTGTTGGTATAAATTCAGTTCAAATAAGTAATTCAGGTGTTGTTACTTGTTTCCTTGAAACTCCAATAAATGGTTTTGATGAACAACCTTTTACAACAGGGGATAAAGTTTATGTTGAAGGTATACAAAGAATAGGTGAGGTTAGTTTAGGTTCCACACAGGGAGGAATATCAACTAATACTACAGTTGAAGGCACTGGTTATAACTCAGATAATTATAATTACCAATTTTTCAACGTTGATGATTATATTATTGGTACTCAATGTATATTGAAGTTCAGCACAGCAGGTGTTACAACAAATCCTGGTATTGCTAAAACTTTCCAGTCTGGATATGCCACTTTAATTAATAAGAAAAAATACCCTGTAATTGAACCAATACAATCAAGAGGTGTATTTGAACTTAAAGAAACTTTGATTGTTGATAATGTTATTACTGATTTAAAAGTTATTGAAGTTAGAAATGACTATATCAAAATTGATGGTAAATTTAAAATTAAAAAAGGAGATAGAATAAAAGGTGAACTAAGTAATGTCTCTGCTGAAATCACGAGTATTGTTGATAATCAAGCTAAATTTACAACTGATTTCTCTAATAGACAAGACTATGGATGGTTAGATGACATAGGAAAATTAAATGAGGATTATCAAGTTGTACCTGATAATGATTATTATCAAAATTTATCATATACAATTAAGAGTTCTATTGAATGGGAAAAATTTGTAAATCCAGTAAATCGTTTAGTTCATCCATCTGGACTTAAAAATTTCTCTGATACTGCAATAACATCAAATCTTGCGGTTGGATTTGGTAGTGTTCGTGAGTCAAATCAAACTGTAGTTTTGGATGTTGGAAATGTTTTAGAACTTAATGATAAACAAAGAGTTGATGCAATCAATAACTTTGACTTTGCTAGAGATTTTGATACTAGAGTTAATGGTTCTAAGTTCCTTACATTGCAAAATAGAACATTAACTGACTTTACAAGATGTAAAACTAACAGAGTTTTACTACATGATGATATAAGTCAGAATTTTTCTAGTGATGGTTTTGAAAGCACTAATACTTTAATTGAACCATTAGTCGAAGATTTTGGAAATTATCTTGTTCAGATTGTTGACCCTGATACCTTTGATACTCAATTTACAGAATTAGTAACTCTTACAACTGAAGATAATGCATTTATCCTTGAAAAGACCACTGATTTTACCACAGTTAAATTAGGAGATTTTGATACTGAAATATTAGCAACTGGAACTAAGAATCTTTTATTTACACCAACAGAAAAATTCTTAAAGGATCATGACATTAAACTACTAAAAATTGATTTTAATACTGATTTAACAGGTATTGGTACTAATGGAATCGGTAGTGTTGATTTAACTGGTGTTAATGCAGGTATTGCTAGTACAACAGTTGGATTTACAACCACAACTTTTGCTCAATTCCCTAAAACAGATTTCAATTCATTATATGCAACTATTTTTGTACAGGATAGTTTAACAAAAGAAATTAATTACAATGAAGTTATTGTAGATTTTGATGGTGTAGATACAACTATTTCTGAAACTTATGTAGATACAAAATCTGGATTAAGTAATAGTGTTGTTGGAGTCATCACTGCTAGATTTGAGAATGACTTTATAAAATTACAATGTGAAAATGATAGAGTCAATACTCTTGATCTTAGAGCAAATATTGTGGGTCTTGGAACAACTACCACAGGAATAGGAACATATAGATTTTCTGTTTCTGGACAACCTGCTGGTGCTGAGAGAAGTGCTCGATTAGAATCTGGTTATGTCACTGGAACTGCAAGCACAATCACATACGCAACACTAAACAAATTAATTGACAGCAGTGTTAAATCTCTAGTTAGAGTTTCTTGTGGAGAGACATCAGCAGTTCATCAAGTTATATCAATTCGTGATGTTGACGATATCTTGACTGTTCAATACCCATTTGTATCTGCTGGTTCTACAACAGGTATTGGAACATTTGGTGGAGAAATAAGTGGTGACAATATTAATTTAAGATTCTATCCAGATGCAGAGTTTGATTCCTTAATTGAAGTTCAATCATATAATCAAATTTTATATACAGCGAGTGATTTTGAAAACACACCTCCTAACTTAACATATGGAACTGTAGATCAAAGAATATTTTTAACAACTTATGATGGTGCTGCAGGTCTTAGAGCAAATAAGAAAGATTTTGTATTAAAACATAACGAAGTTCCAATTTATTCCAAAACTTTTAATCCTGTTGGAACAATAAGCACCACTACAAGCACAATTAATATTAACAGTCATTTTTTCAATACAAATGAAGAATTAACTTATACACCAGATTCTACTTTCATTGGAATTGCAGGTACAGCAATTTCAATCGGTTCTACTGCAAATATTGCTGGAGTTGTTACAACTTTACTACCAAGCACTGTATATGCAAAAGTTGTAGATGAAAATCAATTCCAATTATTTACAAGACCAGAATATGTTGCCACAGGAGCTGCTGTAACATTTACAGGAGTTGGTGGTGGTAATGCTCATAAACTCACAATGAGAAAAGCATTAACCAAAACAATTATTGGATTAGATGGTGTTGTACAGCAACCAGTCACATTTACCTCAATTACACATAATTTAGGAGTTTTTGATGGATTCACACATAACAATGGTGTTGGTATTGGATTATCACAATTTGTATTAAGTGGAATTGGTTCTATTGCACCAAGAGATTTCCTTAAAATTGACGATGAATATGTAAAAGTTACAGAAGTTGGTTTCTCAAGTACCCCTACTGGAATTATAAACGATTCAACTGATGTATCACTAGGTATTGCGACTCTACCTGTTGTAAAAGTTGAAAGAGGTCAATTAGGTATCGCAGCAACTTCTCACGTAGCAAACGCAACAACAAGGGTTCACAGAGGTGCATTCAATATAGTCGAGAGCAAAGTATTCTTCTCAGACCCACCAAAAGGAAATAATAGATCAAGAAGAGATGAAACTAATTTGCCATTTGTGAGAGCAAACTTTAGTGGTAGAACATTTTTAAGAAGCAACTACACAACAAATATGTTGTTTGATGACGTATCAGATAACTTTACGGGTATTGGAAAGACTTATACATTAACTGTAGGTGGTGCAAACACTTCTTCAGGTATTGGAGTAGGAAATGGTGTTCTATTCATTAATGGTGTATTCCAGACTCCTAAGACTGTTAATAACACTGGAAGTAATTATGAATTTATATCTGATACAACTGCAGGTATATCAACTGTAGAGTTTAGTGGTATAACATCTACAAATGGTGATTTTATTGTATCAGAATTTGATATTAATCAAAACCAAGTTCCAAGAGGTGGATTAATAGTTTCACTAGGTTCAACACCAGGTACAGGATATGCACCATTACAAGGAGCAAAGGTTAAAGCATTTAAAAATGCAAATGGTGGAATAACAAGTGTTGTAGGTATCGCTACATCTTCAGGATTTAACCTTGGTATACAGACTGCTGCCTATGATAATATCACTGGTATCATTACTGTAACAACTAATAAGGTTCACGGATTTGCACTTGAAAGACCAAATACAGTTAAATTAAAGAATCTTGAATTTAGTTGCGTAGGATATAGTGGAGTTACAACAACCATATTCCAAGATCATGAAAGACCTTTATTCTTGGTAGGTATTGTATCTGATAGAACTTTTGAGGTACAAGCAGGACCAAGCACTATTGTACATACTTATGTTGGTGGTGGAAATGCATTTGAATTCTTTGAAGACCTAACATTCGGTTCAGGATATCGTGGTGGATCTGTTGCGATTGGTGTTACAGACCAAGCATATGTACATAGATTTGTAAGTGCTGGTATTGGTTCAATTCGTAAAGGTAATTTTGCAGCAACAGGAGCAAATTCTTTCACTGCAACAAATGCTGTTTATACATCTCATTCAGGACAGTTAGTTCTTACAATACCTAGTCACGGATTATCTACAAGTGATACAGTTGGAATTGATACTGGTGGATTAGTATTCAAGTGTTCAAAAGATAACTTCTTCTCTGATCATCCATATCCTCGTGCAGTATCTAAGACTAGTTTCCCTAACTCTGATCCTATTGCTGGAATACAAACTGCTATCACAGCAACTACAACTAACACTATCACACTAAATGTGGGTGCTGGTGGTGGCGGTGGAACAGGTGCAGAGGTTTCTGCTATAGTTGGTGCTGGTGGTACACTTGCGTTTACAATTACATCTGCTGGTTCTGGATATGTTAACCCAGAAATAATAATACCCGAACCAAATTATGATAACTTGCCCGTTATTGGTATATCAAGAGTTGGATTAGGTGCAACCACAGATACAGGTTCAAATCTACTGTTAGACGTAAAAGTTAGTGCAGCAAAAACAACTGTTGGTATAGGGTCTACCACATTTGAAATATCAGAATTTTCAATTGCAAGACCAGGACATTCATTTAAAGTTGGTGATAAATTTAAACCAGTAGGATTAGTTACTGCTGCTCATTTATCTTCACCAATACAAGAATTTGAATTAGAAGTTACGCAAATATTCCAAGACAAATTCTCATCTTGGCAGTTTGGTGAAATTGACTTTATTGATAGTATCCAAAATCTTCAAGATGGTTCAAGAACTAGATTCCCATTATTCTTTAATGGTCAATTATTAAGTTTTGAAAAAGACCTTAATAATGCTCGTTCACAATTAATTGATTTAAATGCTGTTCTTCTTATATTCATAAATGGTGTTCTACAAGAACCTGGTTCTTCATACACATTTGAAGGTGGTACAACATTTGAATTTGAGGAAGCACCAAGAGCAGAGGCAAATGTTGATATCTTCTTCTACAAGGGACAAGATGGAGTTGATGTTGACACTGCTGATATTCAACAAACAGTTAAGATTGGTGATGAACTTAGATTATTCAAACATCCTGTTGGACTCACAACTTCTCAACAAGCAGAAAGAACAATTAAAGAATTGTTAGGTGCAAAACTTGTAGAAACTGATATCTATACTGGTGCAGGTATTGACGAAACTAATAATAAACCAGTAAGGTGGACTAAACAAAAAGTTGATATTGTATTAGGTGGAAAGAAAATTGACAAATCAAGAGAAATACTTGAAGCACAAGTTTATCCAACTTCAAAGATTATTGGTGACTTTACAACAACATCAGGAGAGGGTAGCACAAATGGAATATTTGTTGATGATGCAGAAGTATTTTTCTATGAAAAAGGAGATCATCTAAGTGCAAGTAATCCTGATGAAACTGATGGTGATTATAATTTATCATACAGCACTGTAGATGCTCTTGTAACTTCAGGTGATATAAATGTCGGTGCGTCTGCAACAGCGATTGTATCCTCTGCAGGGACAATCACATCTCTTAATATAACAAACGCAGGTAATGGATATGCGACTGCTACTATAAAAATTAGTGCTCCACCTGTTATTGGAGTTGGAATCGGAAGCACAGCAACAGCAACAGCAACTATTACTAATGGTACAGTTACTGCAACATCAATTGTGAATCCTGGTTTAGGTTATTCTAATTTAACACCACCACAAGTAATAATCGATTCACCTGAGTTCAAAACTGAAAAAATTACATCAATCGACAATGTAGAAGGATTTACTGGTATTGTAACTGGTATAAGCACATCTACAGTAAGTGGACAGTCGGTGCTTAAATTCTTCTTTAGAGCAGATAAGACTGCAAATTCACTATTAGTTGGTTATCCAGTCTTCATTAAAGATACAACAGTTGGAACTGGTGTTATATCTGTTGACACACACAATTCATCTGTTGTTGGAATAGGATCAACCTTCTTGGATAATATCTATAAAGTTCACGCAATAACTTCAACTGGTGAGAATGGTGAAATTACTTGTAATATTCAAAACGGACAAACCACTGGTGTAGGTGTTGGATTGACAGGAAACTTTAATAATAGTAATCCTGGTATTGCTACACACTTAGGTCGAATTAGTTGGGGTAGAATTTATAATGCATCTAGAAATATCAATCCAATTTCAATTGGAGTAACTGGATTGACAGTCAATACTGGGTTAACTACTTTCCCAACTATTCAAAGAAAGAACTATACTGTAGCATCACTTAGAGGATTAAGATCATCAGGTGCTATTAGAGCGTTTGGAATTTGATTACATTACCTCTATAAATAAAAGGAAAAGAAAAGTTTAGATACAATGTCAGCGATTATTACTGATCAATTTAGAATTCTGAACGCAAACA